ATACGTGAATGAATGGAGCCATAACTTCAACAAAATTGGTTACGGAATGTCGAAGATGAGGATTTGCAAATAGTATGCGGTGATGCCCAGCTGAATTTTGGTCAAGCGATAGTTGGAAGACTTGGCTGTTTAAATCATGCGCCGTCTTAAGTGCTTTATTTAAAGCATCCGAACTAAAGATAAGATCATCATCAATAAACCCAACATACTCGTACTGTGAAAGATCAAGTTGTGATAATACAGCTTTTGCCAAAGCCCACTTCATTCCCTTCATATGAGTAATTTCATCATATGAGGCTGCATCATGTTGATAATCATTGTAACTGATTAAGTGTATATCGTATAGCGATCCGGGCGCCTTAAAGCGCCAGTGATCTTTAGTCTGAACTGATATACCTGATGGGCAGAGTATAAGTGACTTTTTCATTGAAACTCCATTATATAGATAATTCCTTATACTGGAACCATTCCGGAACTGGTCGATTGGTCCAAATCATTTTAAAGCGATGCTGCTTTGTTTGATAAAACTTACGATATGAACCAACGATGTTTCGATAGTCCATACATTCTGGATTAGCCTTCATAGCCAATGGTTGTGGAGTCAGAGGGCCTGAAGGAATATTCTTGGGTGGGTTGGCAAGAACGTCCTTCAAGTCCTTAAATGACTTGTGAAGCTTTCCATACCTATATGTATACTCTTCGCAAAGCGCTAGAAAATGTTCGTAATGCCAACGATAGTTGGAATCCGTTTCCATAGTCCAAGTTGTACAAGGATGATGTGCGTGAACTGATTTGTAAAGAACACGGTCAAGATCCGGACTCGGATGAGTCCAAATGTCGACTAATCGCTTACCTGATTTTGACCGACCTTTAGTCAGTCGACCATCCAGTATGCGATGTGCCGTGGAAAGCATTTGAGCACTTTCCAACGGCATTTTCACAATGTGTCGGTTGCACTGAAGTTGTGCAGCCGTCACGGCATCATTATCAAGAATAAAAATGTTCATATGTCACTCAGAATGCAGGCTCGTTACCCATATCATCTTCGGCTTCAGGAGGAAATGTTTCCTCCCATTCGGCATCGGTAATACCCGTCAATAGGAATTCTCGATGGGCAACAGTTAGATTTGGCATGGCGTCTTGAATGAGAGCGCCGTTTTCCCAAGCTTCAATTTGTTCCTCAGTTACTGGAAGATCCAGAGTGCGAATAAGACCAGAAATGAGAGACCGACGTTCGATGAGCATATTACCTCCTAAGTTGTGGTAGGACCACCTTAATCCATTTTAGTAATTATGTAAACCATTATATGAGAAAAAATGATGGTGTGTTGCCATCAAAGCCGCCGCCCATGTTTAGATTCTTAAGTATCGCTTTGGCCTTATCCATTTCTGATTCGATGATAAACATCTCAATTACCTGGTCAGTTGGAGTCTCGATGATTTTTACAACACCGAGCTCATGATCCTTTTCTAGTCTATACATCATTAGTTAAATCCTTTAAACTTTTCCTTATCAAACTTATTGCCAGTTGATGTTTTATCAAAGACTGGTTTATCATCTTGAATGTCGCCTTGAGCACTTTCCTCAAGATTGAATAGTTTCATCTTGGCACGTTCGATACCTAAAACAAACCTACGTATATAGTTAATATCGTTGTAGCGATTCTTTAATTGCTTGACCATAAGCTGACCAAGATTTTCAAGTTCCTCTGAGGTAATCAGAGCGCACATGAAATCTGCAGTATGAGCGACGCCAAAGCTTTCCGACACGTCAGTGATATCAACATCAGAGTCGCCGTAGCCACCTCTGGTCGTCTGTGTAGCTGTAACCAAAGCGATGTTAAACTCAACTGCAAGACCACGAAGTTCTTCAACAATGGCCTTAATGTATGAATACGAGTTTACGTTTGATCCATTCTTAATACGACTTGAAGCACAGATGTTAAGATAGTCAATGTACACAATGTCAGGAGCAAAGTTTTTCTTCAGCCTGAGTTCATTCAGAAGATGTCTGAAGTTACCAGCACCAGCGGATGATGTTGGGTATTCCTTAATGACAAGCTTACCCTTGGTTTTACCTTTGACACGTTCCATTTTAGAAAGGAATGCATCCTTAGGCATATCCTCAAGTTCTTGCATTGTTACATCAAGAATATTTGCATCAATACGTTTGGCGATTTCGTATTCAGCCATTTCCATCGTGATGTAGAGAACATTCAATCCCATCATCAGATTGTCAGCGGCAAGATTACACATCATCAAGCTCTTGCCAACGCCCGTGCCGGCAAGGAAGATATTAATAGTTTTACGAGCAAAACCACCCTTGGTAATCTTATTAAGGAAACCAAGTGCAAAAGGAATCTTTTGAAGTTTGGTGTGATAATACTTGTATCGTGCTTCAAGGTCCTCAAGAAATTCAACACCGATACTATTGTCGAACGACACACCCAGCGCCTGAGTCAGAAGTTCTGGAATGGAACCTTTATCAAGATCTTTTTCCTTCTTGTCCATGATCTGAATGGACTTCATAATGGCATTATAAATTGCCTTGTCTTGACAGAAGCGTTCAGTCTCGTTAAGCAGCCACTCATCATTTTGAGTAGCATTTACCTCTAGAGATTCAACCACTTCATAGGTCTGTTTAAACTGGTCCTCAGTCAGACCTTTAATGTTTGACAGTTCAACCTTTAGAACTTCCTTTGTTGGAATCTGATTGAACTGCTCAACAAACTTTTCAATAACTGTGAAAAGTACTTTATCATTTATATCATTGAAGTACTCTGCCTTGAGATAAGGCAGAGTCTTTCGTGTATAATCTTCATTCGAAATAAGATTCGAAAAGATTAGATTTTCCAGTCTCATTCATTCACCTCGATATAGCCGGTGTATGGACCACCGTACACACACGTTCCAGTCCATACACCGTTTTGATTTCTTACTTCATGGCAGTTATGACAAACTGCGCATTTCATATCTCTATATTTTTCAATATTTTCAAAGATATGAATCTTAGTCTTCTTCGAGCTCATCCATCAGATCTTTAACGTTATCTTCGTTTTGCATCAAATCAGTTTCAGGAAGGCGATACTTGTTTTCAACAAACTTATTGAATTTAGGACACTTTAAAATTTGCATCCAGAAGTCGGCGGTATATGTATCATTTAAACGATAGTTCTTTTCGATGTATTCGCCAGTCTCAGTATTAATTTTTTGATACCATCCGTTCTTTGGCTTGATCACATGACCAGATTCCAGAGCCATATCAAGTAGGCCGCCCCACTTGCTGACACCGCCCTTGTAGGTCACTTCGATTGGAATTTTACTCTTTTCCTTCACGAAACGAGACTTTTCAATATTGATTACGAAGTTGTAACCAATGACCTCGGTACCTTCCTTTTCCTGTTGACGGCCGACAATAAAGATCGTATTCGCCGAGTAGTAAATACCAGTACCGCCAGAGACAATAGCCTTAGGGAACATACCTTGTTCCATGTAGATGTGATTGATGGCGATTAGAGGAATATCCTTGAGAGCTAGGTGAGGTGTAATCATACGGAACACAGACTTCATCTGCTTGGCACGAGTCATATCGGCCGCCTGATTCTGCTTTAGAGCATCATCAACTTCCTTTTTCGAAGCCAAGTTACCGACCGAGTCAATCACGATGATGATCTTATCACCACGCTTGAGTTCATTCATTTGAGCCATAACGTCGAACTTGAATTGTTCCATATCCGTAATTGGACTATGTACAACACGCTTCAAATCAATGCCTACGGAATTAAAGTAGGCCTGAGGAGTACCAAACTCCGAGTCATAGAAAAGCAGAATAGACTCAGGATACTTGTCAAGATAAGCCTTAGCCATAATAAGGCTGAATGAAGTCTTGAAGTGCTTCGATGGGCCAGCAAGAACCAAGAGACCTGGTGTAAGCCCACCAGAAATAGAGCCCGAGAGGGCAATGTTAAGGGACGGAATTGCCGTAGCAATCATATCCTTCTTATTAAAGAACTTAGAGTCAGCAAGGATATCAGTATCCTTAATAGTAGAATTCTTTAATAGACGTTCGCGTAAACTCATTTGTAATCCTTTCGTGTTGAATAACTATAGGTACTATAAACCATTGAAGTAAATATGTAAATTACTTACTTCACCAAATCGTTAAGATCGTTAAGAAATTTTTGGAGGCGCTCGGTCCGATTAGGCCAATTGATAATCGGGTTTGTATCGCCATCCTTCATAAGATTTTGAATCAAAGGCACAATCATCGCATGCATTTTCTGTAACCGTTCACGGTATTCATCAACATCAGTTTTCTGTACACTTACATTAGTCGTAGTAAAACCAAAGTCGTTCTTATTATCAATATTCATATTACACCTTAACCAAAAAAGTCCTCAAGTGTTGACCTCTGTTCGGATTGCCAACCAATAGAGTTAAGAATAATTTCCATTGGTGACAAAAATGACTTTGCAAATTGCAGATCGTGATCCAGATAACGTGCAAGATGAAATTCGCCAGGT